GAAGTCCGTATATGTTGCCAATGTGCTGCAGGGAAATCATAAAAAGCCAGCATCTCATTTTTATCTTTTTCCAGACACTCCATTGCCTTGGGATACTTGTCCTTGTATGTGGCAATGGTAATCCCAAAGGCTTTGTAGGCATCATCTTTGGTTGGTGCCATCCAGATCTCATGCAAGGCCTGCTTTACCTTTGGCTGGATTAGCTTGGGAAGCTTGTTGAGTACATTTGCTGTCTTATGAACCCAGCAACACTGATGTACCCATTTAAAAACAAATAGCCATTTACCTAACCATAGACAGGCGAATTTTCATATGGGTATATTTACCCATTTTCAAGGTAATTCTGAAAAGACTGAAAAGGAAACCATTGGTAAGGCCAAAGATTCATGGGTAATTTTAAATTACTTTTTTCAGAGGTATCTATTCCGTAGAGTTTAATTTGGTTACCAAGGATTGTGATTGTATCACCATCGCCAACCCACCAAAGAGCCGCTGCCATCCCCACGGCTCTTCCTATTTTACCACCCCCGGTTTCATTTCCCCCCACTTCGAAACACCCCTGTCAATAGCCGTATATCGTCCGCAGAACGGGACAGAATAACCGTGCGGCGGGATGGGCCGGAATTGCCGAAAACAGGGTGTATGATTTCATCAGATATTCAAGGAGTTCTCGTAACCTTTGCGATGGAATCATGTAAATGGCATTTACTCAGACCGATATCGACAACATTGACAGGGCAATTGTCAACCTTATCACCTTCAAGCAGCCTGTCCAGTTCGTCATCAACGGAGAGCAGATAACTTATCCGGTCCACAAACTGGCGGACCTGCGCGAGTTACGCAATGCAATCGCCACAGAAGTTGCGGCGGCAGATGCAACTGTCGAAACCATCACGGCCATCCAGATATTCGGGAGCAAGGGGCTATGATGCCTGCGCTCCCCATCCATGCCGACTATCCTGCCGGCACCATTCTCAACCCTGCCGGTGTCCCTGTCTCGGCAGAATCGTTTCCGACTGCCTATGAGGGCGCGTCAATGTCTGACCGCCTCTCCGACTTCGGTCTGTCTTCCATAGGCCCGTCCGGCAATGCGGCTTCCATATCAAGCCTGCGCAAACGTGCTCGCAGCCTTGAACGCAACGATCCGTCTGCAAACAAAGGAATTAACTCCTATGTTTCCAACCTGGTCGGCACCGATATCTCTCCATTCTGGGACAGCATAGACAACGAAGAGCAGCGCGAAGAGATCCAGGAGCTGTGGGACGACAGCCAGCAGGAGGCAGACTATTACGGTGTTTCCGATTTTTACGGAACCCAGGAAATCATCTGCAGATCAATGGTCCGCGACGGGGAAGGACTCGGCAGGTTCCACCACGTTCACCCGGACGCCGGGCTACTTGTTCCCCTCCAGGTCCAGGTTATAGAAGGTGATCATCTCGATGCCGGCTACAACGACATCAGCCCGGAAGGCAATGAGATCCGCTACGGGATCGAATGGAAGGGCGGCCGCCGCTATAAATACTGGCTGTACCGCGATCACCCCGGAGAGATGTTCCTCACCGGTACAGACCTGACCCGCGTCGGTGTTCCGGCTGGAGATGTCAGCCATGTCTTTCGCCCATTACGGGCAGGTCAGGCACGCGGAATATCTTGGCTGTCTCCTATCCTCGTCATGCTGCACGACATTAACCAGTATAACGACTTCGAGATCCAGCGCAAAAAGGCTGCTTCGCTATTCGGCGGATTTATCTACAAAGATAACCAGATAGACCACAACCGCACGCGCAATCCTGTTGTCGGCGGTAAGGAAACCTCATTTACCAGCGGCACCCAAACAGTAAAGGTGGGCGGGGCAACATTTCCCATCCTGACCGGGAACGACAGGATTTCGTTTTCCCAGCCGGGTGATGTCGGGAACAATTATCTTGCGTTCATGAAAACCGAGTTCCGCCTCATTGCCGCCGGTCTAGGTATCACCTACGAGCAGCTCACCGGCGACCTGGAGGGGGTAAACTACACCTCGCTGCGGGCCGGGCTCATCGAGTTCCGTCGTCTCTGCGAAACAATCATCCTCAGGACCCTGGTTTTTCAGTACTGCCGCCCATATATCAACCGCTGGATCAGCTCCGCAATCCTCAACGGATGCCTGGAAACTGTATCTATTTCAGAATATCTGCAAAACAAGCGCAAATTCCACCGCGTCTCCTGGCATCCCCACGGATGGGATTTCGTCGACCCGGTCAAGGATCGCATTGCCGAAAAAATGGATATTCGCAACGGAATAAACACCCGTGGAAACGTTATTTCGCGGCGAGGAAGAAATATCTACCGTGTCGACAAGGGCCAGGAGTCAGATCGTAAAAACGCCAGGGATCGCGGCCTTGTCTACGACAGTGACCCAGGCCAGACAAACGACTCCGGAGCCATGCAGAAGATAGAGGAAAAGATCATCCTCGATGCGGCAACCACTGAATAACAGGAAGGAATAGATCATGTCCATAGAACACATCCTCACCGAGGTTTTTAACACACCGCTCTTTGTCACCCCGGACAAACTGAGCGCCGTTCTCGGTGTGCTGGAGCGGAAGTCCGGAACAAAAATGGACATCAATCTCAGCGCTCTGCTCCCAGCCATCGGCTCTGATGCAAACCGGGGTGCGGTTATGGCGTCGGCCAGGCCGGTAAACACCACGGATGAAAAAAATGCGGCGATCATCGGAGTCCTCGGCTCCCTGACCTACCGCAACGGCGGCAATCCGTCAGTCGGTTCCGGACTCTTGAGCTATCGTTCCCTGCAGCAGCAGATAACGGCTATGCTGAGTGACAACGATGTCCACGGCGCAATACTGGATGTCAACTCCTACGGCGGCTCTGCCCAGGGCTGTGAGCGCATGGCCCGTTTTATCCGTGCCGCAAACGAGCAGAAACCTATCATCTCAGTAATTGACATGAACTGTTTTTCAGCCGCCTACTACCTGGCCGCCGCATCAGGAAAAGTCATCCTCACGGATAAAGACTGCGGGGCCGGATCAGTCGGTTGCATCGCCGTTTTCCGTGATCAGTCGCAGCATGACGAGCAGGAGGGGTTTGCGTATGAGACCTTTACCTTCGGCGAGAAAAAAGCGGAGCTGTCGCCACATACCCCCCTGACCGATGCCGCCAGGAAAAAGCTGCAGATGTCTGTGGATGTGTTCGGCAGGCGCTTTGCCGCATCGGTTGCCGAATTCAGAGGGGTCTCTGAGGCTCAGATCCTCGACACCAAGGCAGGTGTCTTTTACGGCCAGGACGCGATAGATGCGGGCCTGGCCGACGCAATAGCACCATTTGATGAAGCAGTGGCCATGCTGGCCGCAGAAATAGACAAACGTCAACAGAAAAAAATTTACGGAGGAGCATCCATGGAAGGCATGACCACACAGGAACGGATGGAAAAGCTGCTCGGTGCCGCAGATGGTCAGCAGGCCATTGCGGCGCTCGGCTACATCAAAAAAGTCGAGGCGGAAAAACAGCAGAGCGAAGCGCTCGCTTCCGCCGCACCGGACAACACGGAACTGCTCGAAAAGCTGCAGATCTGTCAGATCGCATCACTCAGCCTCGACCAGTCCATGAAACTTATCGGGGAGGACCTGTCGCTGGAAGAGATGCGCAAGACCATTCAGGCCATGAAGGCGGCAACGTCCCAGCAAACAACCGTCAAGTCAACCATCACCCCCCTGTCCGCCGGGGAGAAAAATCCGTTGATCGCGGCCTGCGAGGCAGTGGCCCAGAAAATGGCGAAATAACGCGACACCGGAAATATAGCGAAACAACGCAGAAAAGGAGCAACACATGGCAACGAAAACAGAAAAAACCACCCTCGGCGACGGTCTGAAGTGGGAAGAAGACAGAGACTTTTCCAGGAAAAAAATAACCGTCGCATCAGGAAACTCCGTCTCATGCCTGGAAGTCGTCGGCAAGGTGCTGACCAGCGTCCCCACCGACGGGACAGCGGATGCAGGAAATACAGGTAACGGAACGCTCGGTTCTGTCGTGGGCGGCCTGCAGACAAAGATCGGCACCTACAGCATTGTCTGTATTGCCGCAGCAGCAAACGGCGGCAGCTTCGCAGTGGTAGACCCTGACGGCAATGCCTTGGCCGATGCCGAGGTGGGTGTGGCCTATGCAGGCGAGCAGCTTTCCTTCGCCCTGGCCGACGGTGCAACAGATTTCGCGGTTGGCGACACCTTCACCGTGGCCGTTACCGCAGGCTCCGGGAAAGTTGTTCCCCTCGACCTGACCGCAACCGACGGCAGCAACAAGGCCGCAGGTTTTATGATTGCCGATGTCGATGCCACTCTGGCCGACGTCTTAGGAGTCATTATCGCAGGTCCTGCCCTTGCAGTCATGGACAACCTTGGCTGGCCGGACGGCATTACCGCAGACCAGAAAACAGCAGCTATCGCCCAGCTTGAAACCGTCGGAATCAAGGCCGTCGGCCAGGCATAAGCAGCAAGCGCATATCAGTCACTAAAGGAGACTATCATGTCAGATGTTATCATAAACCCCTTCGACGAGTCCGGTTTCGACCTGGCCACCATGACCACGGCGATCAACCTGCTCCCCAACCAGTACGGAAGGGTCCGTCAGCTCGGCCTCTTTTCCCCCGAGCCGGTAATGACCAGAGACGTAGTTTTTGACGAGAGCCAGGGCATCATTACCCTGCTCAACTCACAGCCAGTCGGTTCTCCTGCCCCCCGCAAGAAAAACGCTAAGGCAAAGATCCGTTCGTTTCGTGTCCCCCATATCCCCTATGACGACGTTATCCTGCCGTCAGACCTGCAGGGGATGAGGCAGCCAGGCACCCTCGGCGCAAAAACGCCGGAGTCAGAGATGATGAAACGGCTCACCGAGATGCGGGCCTCCCACGCCATCACCGAGGAGCATCTCCTCTGCGGGGCCATCAAGGGGGTTATCCTCGATGCCGACGGCTCCGTTATCTACAACCTCTTCACCGAGTTTGGCGTCTCCCAGAAGGTTGTGGACTTTGCACTCGATGTCGACACCACAGACGTATCGGCAAAGTGCCGCGAGGTCCTCCGTCATGTTGAGGATAACCTGATGGGCGAGGTTGCAAACGGCGTCCGCTGTCTCTGCGACGACACCTTCTTCGACGATCTGATCGGCCATCCCAATGTGGAGAAATTCTGGCTCGGTCATGCCAAGGCCGTTGAACTGTCCGGATCAGGAGCAGACCCCCGCAAGGGCTTTTCTTTCGGCGGCATCACCTTTGAGGAATATCGCGGTAAGGCAACCGACCCGTCCACCGGAAACTCAAGACCGTTCATCGGAGCAGGTACCGCCCAGTTTTTCCCCATGGGCACCATGTCGACATTCAAGGAGTATTTTGCCCCTGCCGACTACATAGGGCTGGTCAATACCCTCGGTATGCCGATGTACGCCAAGCAGGTCCTGGCCGCCACCGGGAAGAAGATCGACATCCTCACCGAGTCGAACCCGCTTCCCATGTGTCGCCGGCCCGGTGTCCTGGTCAAGGGAACCATCTAAGGTTGACTGAAGATGTCTGAGGCAAGAGACAACGCCCTGGCCCAGTTGACTGCGGCGCTTGCACCCGAGGTGATGGGCGTTCTCCACAACATCAACGGTACCGATATGTCAGTTGTCAGTCGTGGCCTGACCATCGAAGAGGCTTCTGCCTACTCGATGCCGAGCTATGACAACAACGGCATGTCCGTTGAGGGGGTGAGCCTGACCGTCTCTGTTGACGATCTCGGCTACGAGCCGACCAGGGGGGGGAGGATTTCCATGGATGGTGAAACATACACTGTGGCAGCTGTCTTAATTATCGGCAGTAACCGCCGTATCACCATGACGAGGCCGAAACACTGATGCTTGAGATCAACGTCAACAGTGATTTTCTGGAGCAGCAGAAAGACATCTACGGGGCCACCGTAAAGCAGTTCGATACTGCCAGGTTCCGTGCTCTGCGTAAAATCCAGAAACGCATTGAGACGGATCTCAAACGGCAGGCGGCCAGGAAGCTGCGCATCCCGCAAAAGGCAATTGGTAAACGGTTTTTCAGCAACAGGATCACCCCTGGTGATGATGAGCTGCAGGTATGGATAGGGACCTGGAATATATCCCCATACGGAATAGGCACCCCTCGTCAGAGCGGTGCCGGGGTCAGAGTGGGGCAACGCAGTTTCCCAGGAGCATTCCTGGGCAAGATCTACTCGGGCACGGAAAAGGTGTGGATCAGGCTGCACAGCCGGCACTACTCGCCGGATCTGTATCCGACAAAATACAGGCCTGGTGATCGCGGGGTCTCCGAGCTGCGCGGCCGTTTTCCGGTTGTGCGGGCGGCAGTGCCCATTGATGGAATAATGCAGGATCTCGTCGACACCCTGGGCGACGACTATGCAAAAGAGTTCGAGACGATATTTATCCGGGAACTGAACTACGAAACCCAAGTGAAAGGCCAGATGTGAACCAGCAATTTTTTGACAAACTGACAGCCAGGCTCACAGAACTAACCGTCGACCTGCGCTTTTATCACAAACCAACCGGCACGACCATTGCTCCGCAGATTATCGGTGTTCAGCTCGAAGACCAAATCGGCGAAGTGAAAGAGGCAGATGAATATCCATTTGTCAGGTGGGTTGTCTACCAAGGCTCCTTTGCCTGGCGCAGCAGGGCTCCGTTTTCTGTGCGCATCGACGCAGGTATCTACACCGCCGGTGGGGTGGCAGACGGCAACAACGATATCATGATGCTGACCATGGCGCTCGGCAGGCTTGCAGAAACCCCATGGTTTGCACCGTACAAACTTGCCAGTGGGATCCCCTTTAGCGTCGGTATCCCTGACGGGCAAAACAGGGGGGCGCAGGCACACCCTTATTACCATTCGCAATTTTACCTTGAATTTATAGCGGCCACTGGCCACGGAGGATGAAACCATGAGTAACGTATCGGCATTGTCATTTGCAGGAGACGTCTTTTTCGGCCTGCTCGGCACCGACAAAACCCTGACCAGCGGCTACAGAAAAGCCGGAGAGGTCCACCCCTTCAACATCAAGGTGGAGACTGAGCAGAAATTCCAGAAATCCGGAATGAAACTGACAGCAGGGCAGACCAAGCACACCATCACCAAGATATCTTCGATCACCGGATCCGCAACCTTCTACGAGATGTTTGCTGCCGTCTTCGCCTGGGCGCTTGCCGGTGAAGAGGTGGCCATGACCGGGACCGGTGGAACCGTCACCGATGAATCGGTGACCCTGATTGAGGGGGAATGGGTCAAGCTGGCCCATAAAGGATTGACCGCGAACACGGCGGCGATCACCGGATCTGTCCTCGGTACCGACTTCGAGGTCAACGAAGCCCTCGGTCTGATCCGCATGATCCCAGGCGGGAACCTCACTGCCGGGGTTAACCTGGTGAGCTATTCCTATGGCGCAGAGTCCGGCTACCAGGTCAAGATCGGCACCAATGCCCAGATTCGGGTGGCCGTCATGATCGACGGGGTCAACCTTGAAAACGGAGAGGAGATCAACGCCGAGTTCGACTCAGTGGTCCTCTCATCCGGCTCAGAAATCAACCTTGTATCAGACCCTGACAGCGATTTCGACACCATGCCGTTTAACCTGGTGTTCGAAACCCTCGACGGCAAGGATTCCCCGGGCGTCATCAACGGTATTCCTCTGCAGTATTACGCAGGATAATTGAAACACTCATCCCCTGGGGCCGGTGACTGACCAGGCCCCAGCCAAATTACCAGGAGTAAAAACATGACCCAGAAAAATGACATGGAGGCTTGAACCACATGGCCCGCTCGGAAACAGTCACCATCAATGAAAGAAAGTTTACCGCCACCTGCCTGACCGTTGGCCAGGTCC